CTCTTACTTTTGGTTTGTTTGGAAAACCTTTTCGTAAAATTAGTAAATCATCTCTAGTGAATAGTGTTAATGATAAGGACACTGTTGTTGAAGTAGAGTTTACGATTGGTAAAAATGAATACCAAGTAATGCGTGCTATCAAACCAAACAAACTTGAGATATCAGTAAACGGACAGTTGTTTAATCAAGAAGCAGCAGTCAATGATCAACAAAAGAATTTTGAAAAGAATGTTTTGAAGATGAACTTCAAATCATTTACTCAGGTTGTAATCTTGGGTGCCTCAACATTTGTTCCTTTTATGAGAATGCCTCTAGGACAGAGGAGGGAAATTATTGAAGACATTCTAGACATTCAGATTTTCTCTACGATGAATGATAACCTGCGAGCGAAGGTAAAGATTAATAATGAAGAACTGAGAGAGATTGATTATCAATTAGAACTAGTTAAGAATAAAATTGCTATCCAGAAAGAACATATGTTGAATCTGGAGAAGAGAGACAAGGAAGAAATTGACAGGAAGAAACAAAAAATTGTTGAATATGAGCAGAAGGAAACAGAAAACTCAGATATTATTACAAATCTCACACAACAAATCCTAAGACTTAATGAAGAAATGTTGGACTATAAACAGTCCAGTAAAAAACTCACTAAGTTGAACACATACTTGATGAAGTTAACACATAAACTTAACTCAATTAAGAAAGAACATAAGTTTTTTGAAGACAATCATGTGTGTCCTACATGTACACAAACCTTAGAAGATACTTTTAGAGAAGAAAAAATTTCTAGTGGTAAAAATAAAATACAAGAAATGGAAGAGGGGTTTGATGAACTAAACAATGCAATTGAAGAAGAACAAACTAGAGTTGAAAGATTCAATGAGTTATCTACAGAGATTAGTGACTTGAATAGTCAGGTAACGCAAACAAACTATGAGATAACTTCAATAAGAAAAGCTATCACAGACATCAATAATGAGATCGACGAAATACATAATGATAATGCTGATGCAAAGGCAGAGTACTCTAAGTTAAAAGTTCTTGTTTCTGATAAGAAAGATTTGTCTGTACAACTAGATGAAACTAGAAAAGATAAAGATACATTAAGTGTTGCATCAAAACTATTGAAAGACAGTGGTATCAAGACTAGAATTATAAAAACTTATCTACCCACCATGAACAAGATGATTGCACATTATCTTGGAAACATGGAGTTTTACGTTAATTTTACTCTCGATGAAAATTTTGAGGAAACGATTAAATCAAGGTATCGCGATGTTTTTTCTTACGAATCGTTCAGCGAAGGAGAGAAAGCTCGTATTGATATTGCTCTTCTGCTCACTTGGCGTTCTATTGCTAAGCTTAAGAATAGCGTCGATACTAATTTACTTATCTTAGATGAAATATTTGATGGTTCTCTTGACCAATCAGGTACATCTGAGTTAGGATGGATCTTGAGAAATTTTGATGATCGTACTAACGTGTTTGTAATCTCACATAAAGAAGCTATGAGTGATAAGTTTGAGAGAACTCTTATTGTAGAGAAACCAAAAAATTTCAGCACTCTTCGTGAATATTAATTATGGCGACTCTAATTAGTAATATGCCTGCAGAAGAAGTGTGGGTAAGAAAAGAATACCTTACAGACTTTCAATCAGGTCATGGTGAATTTACACGAGGTGTTTGGGTATCTTGTAAATCTATGCCTGGTAGAGCATTTTATTTTGAAACATACTTACCAGAATATGCAGCAATCTATGATAAATTACCTATCAGTGCATTTGTAAGCAAACCTAAAACACCAGATCCAGATATGGATCTACCTAACCTACAGTTCTGGAATTGCATGGACTATGGTGTTACAACTATATGCAAACAGTTTATAGGTTCTATGGACTATGAATTATACACTAGAGATTTTGGATCACAATTAGGAAAGTATGTAATTACAATAGATAATTATCACGATGAACCTGATACACCAGATTATAGTACAGCAGAAACACCATCTGAACACAAGAGTCATAATTTAATTGCATTGCAGAATGGTCAGTTTGCATTGTATCCTAATAATAGGATGAGAATATATGATAATTCATTGACTCCTAAGAATCCTAAGATGCCTGACTTCAAAGTATCAACTGAAATATTCAGTGTAGAACGTGGACACATGGAGAGATATGGAGATACTGATGATTATCATTATGGTCTTCCGAAAGAATGAATATTAATTTTTCTCCTTTCTTTTCATCAGGGTATGTACATACAACATTACCAGAAGGGACTAGAAAAACATTAGATGATTTAATCTGGTCTGCTGATAGAACAAAGAAGACTAGTCTATCTGGTATACAAACAGACAACTGGTTATTACCAGAGGCAACACCTCTTTTAGGTCCTATAATTTCAGAACTAGTAAGGACTTATAAAGATACTCATAAAGAACTAACTGATGAGTATGAACATGAAGTAGAAAAAATTATTAGACCGAAGTATAATTTTGATTCTCTTAGTTTAGATACTATGTGGGTTAACGTTACTGAAAAGTATATGTACAATCCACCACATAATCATCAGGGTATATACAGTTGGGTTATTTTTCATGATATACCATACTCTTTAGAAGAAGAAAGAAAAGATTATAGGGTTGCATCTTCTAATCAACCTTATCCAGGATGTTTTTATTTTATCCATCCTTCACATTCTGGACATACATATTGTCAAAATATTGAGATTGATTATCGAGATAATGGACGTATGATATTATTCCCCGCTAGGATCTATCATGGAGTACATCCATATTATTCAACTGATAAACCTAGAATTAGTTTAGCAGGTAATGTGACACTTTAGAAAGTGGTCCAATAGTGGTACACAAGGTCAAATTTATGTGTACAATAGATGCATAACACACAAACGGTCATGCATACAAATCAACCAGAAATCAAAGGCAACCTTGCTCGTCTCCTCGCTACAGAGAATCTTATCGTAGAACACCGCAGAACTGCTACAGCATCCTTTGATGTAGATCGTCGTGTCTTGACTCTTCCTATGTGGGATCATGCTTCTGGAACTGTGTATGATATGCTTGTAGGTCATGAGGTAGGTCATGCTCTATTCACTCCTAATGAAGACTGGAGAGAGAAAGCACAATGTCCTCAAGACTTTATAAATGTTATCGAAGATGCACGTATTGAGAAACTAATGAAGCGTAAGTTTCCAGGTCTTCGCAAGTCTTTTAATAATGGTTATCAAGAATTAAATAGTAGAGATTTCTTTGGTGTTGAAGATGAAGATATATCTGAGTTCAGTTTGATTGACCGTATCAATCTGCATTTCAAGATTGGTGCTAGTGCATTGATTCCATTCTCTATCGAAGAAAAGTTATTTGTTGCCCGTACAGATCTTGCTGAGACTTTTGACGAAGTGTTAGAAATTGCTAAAGATGTTTTTAACTTCAGTAAGCAACAACAAGAAGAGCAGGCAACTATGGAAGTACCTGCAGAAGAAGATGCTGAAGAGTTTCAACCTAAAAATAATACTGGTGGACAATCTAAAAATGCATCTTCATCTTCATCTGATAAAGCAGGAGAGTCTAAGTCTAGTGACGAAGATCAACCAACTGTATCAAGTAGTTCATCATCTAGAGGTGGTGGTGCATCATCTGCTCCTAATCAATCAAAGTCATCAGGAACAGAACTCGAAGATGTAAGAGATGATATGTATGATGAAGATGGTAATCTAACTGAACCTGAGAATTCACTTGAAGAATCTAAAACTCAACGTTCTTTCGATAATGCAACAGAAGAACTATCTTCAAGAGGTCAAAGAAGAGATCCAGTCTATGTTGAGATTCCTCAGAAAGTTGATGTAGATAATCACGTAGTTGATTGGAAAGTACTTCATGGTTGGATCAATGAGAATGCAGAAGATCCTGAGAGATATCTAGAAGTAGATGCTAGATATCAACTATTCAAAAAGCAATCTCAAAAAGAAGTTAACTATCTTGTAAAAGAGTTTGAGTGTAAAAAATCTGCTGATGCATATGCTCGTGCAGGTCAATCTAAAACTGGTGTTCTTGATACTGCAAAGTTACATACTTACAGATACAACGAAGATCTTTTCAAGAAAGTAACAATCCTTCCTGATGGTAAGAACCATGGTTTACTTTTCATTCTTGATTGGTCTGGTTCTATGTCTAGCGAATTACTCGCTACAGTAAAGCAAGTTTTAAACCTTACTGCATTCTGTAAAAAAGTTCAAATTCCATTTGAAGTCTATGCGTTTACTAATGAATGGTATGCCGCTAAGAGAGCAATGGAAAATAGTGCTGAGAATAAAGATTGGAATGATTATCGTTATAGTTACTATTCTTCTCGTCATGAAGATGTTAAGAAGAATGAAATCTATATTGATGCAAATACTTTTCACTTAATGAATTTTGTTTCATCTCGTTCTAACTCTCGTGAGTATGAGATGCAGTGCAGAAATCTTTTCCGTGAAGCATCCGTCTACAGACACAATACAGGATATGGTTCAACTTTTGGTATTGGTCTATCTGGTACTCCTTTGAATGAAGCAATTGTAATGTTAAATTACATCATCCCTGATTTCAAAAAGCAGAATGATTTACAGAAAGTAAATGTATGTGTTCTATCTGACGGCGAAGCATGCTCTAGTTCATACGGTCAAGAGATCTATGATGAACATGCAGATCAAACCAGAATTGTTTCACGTCGTGTTGATTTTGGTGTAATCCTCCGTGACCGTACAACTGGTCGTGTTTACAGTGGTTTTGATTATGATAATGCTACAAGTATTTTCATTCAGCAGGTTCGTGATCGTAATCCTTTTGTAAATGTTATTGGATTCCGTATTCTTCCAGGTGGTTGTCTTCAGCAGTTTGTTGGTAAGTATGCAGATTGGGATGACTATCCTAGAGTCCAGAAACAATGGAGAAAAGAGAAGTCTGCAATCATTCCTAATCCTAAAGGATACAGTGCTCTCTATGCTATCTCTAACAACTCCTTAGTTTCAGAAACTGAATTCAACGTTGAGTCTGGTGCTAAGAAGGGTGAGATTTCTAGAGCATTCAAGAAGATGTTAGGTAACAAATCTACCAACAAAAAACTACTCAGTTCATTCGTAGAGTATGTATCATAACCACTTGAGAAAGTGTCCACTAGGGGGTTGATTTACCCCCTTCATGCTCTATACTATATTCATACAAACAAATTAATCCGATGCCTTTTGAACCCGTTCCCGTTACAACCGAAGACTTAGTTACTTACCTTTCTGAAAAGGTTGGTACTGAGGTAAATACAAAAGCTTTATTTGAGGCGTCTGAACATTTCAATTGTTCTCTTGCTACAGTAAAGAAAAGACTTAAAAAATACAAGCAAGGTATTGGTAAGTGGAATCTAACTATCCAAGAAAAACTTGAGAAGACTTTCCAAGCACCTGCTGCTATCCCTGCTATTCAGCAAAATCTAGTTCCTGATAAGGATGCAAACTATGTTCCTTTCGGTAACTTTACTGATGTAAAAAAGATTCTTCAATCTAAAATTTTCTATCCTACATTCATCACTGGTTTGTCTGGAAATGGTAAAACATTTTCTGTTGAACAGGCATGTGCAACTCTAAATAGAGAACTAATTAGGGTAAACATCACAATTGAAACCGACGAAGATGATCTTATTGGTGGGTTTCGTCTTGTTAATGGCGAAACTGTTTGGCACAACGGACCTGTGGTTGAAGCTTTGGAGAGGGGAGCTGTCCTCCTTCTAGACGAAGTTGACCTTGCGTCTAATAAAATTCTTTGCTTACAATCTATTCTTGAAGGCAAAGGTATCTTCCTTAAGAAGATTGGTAGATATGTACAACCTGCTCCAGGTTTCAACATCATCGCTACTGCTAACACAAAAGGTAAAGGTTCTGATGATGGTAGATTCATCGGTACTAATGTATTGAATGAAGCATTCCTTGAGAGATTTGCTCTAACATTTGAGCAGGAGTATCCTACTCCTAAAACAGAAATGAAGATTCTTGAAAAGGTTGCCGCTACTCTTGGTAAGAAAGACAAAGAGTTCTGTGAGAATCTTGCTAACTGGGCAGACATTATCCGTAGAACATTCAAGGACGGTGGTATTGATGAAGTCATCTCTACACGTAGACTTGTACACATCATGAGAGCATATGCTATCTGGAATGATCGTATGAAGTCAATCAAGGTTTGCACCAACAGATTCGATGATGAAACTAAGCAATCTTTCATTGAATTGTATGATAAGATTGATGCAGGAGTTGACCTTGATCAGGAGGAGTCTGTAGATGCTTAATCATGTTAAAGGGATGATGGGTCGTATCGTATTACTACGAGGGACCCAAGTCCGAACCGCTAAAATTATTGGTGGTAACGCTTCTGAACTTTTTATGAGGTCTATTGACGGAAAAGATTTTAAGTGCTATCATGATAATGTCGAGTATATCTACGAGCGTTAAATGAGTTTTAAATACCGTGAAGACAAATTCCTAGAGGAGTTAGATCACTACATTCAACATACTTATTCTGAACACTACTCAACAGATAAACTTCAAACCCTCGATGTAATTGATGCGTGTGGTGATGCTAAAGCATTTTGCAGAAGCAACATTTTAAAATACGCTTCACGTTACGATAAGAAAGGAAGTGCTAGACAAGATCTCTTAAAGGTGCTACACTATGGAATATTACTAATGCACTTCCATACAAGAGACGAAGCAAACTATGCTGCAGTGATTGAAGCAGCACAAGAAGACTAATTTATTATGACCGCTATTGCTACGAAGATGAGCACTCTAACTTTTTCTGAGGAGACTTATCAAATTTTGATGAACTTCTCAACTATTAATTCTTCGATTGTTTTTAAAAAAGGTAACCTAATCCGTACTATTGCTGTTGCAGGAAACATTCTTGGAGAATATATTGCTGAGGAATATATCCCTCAGGATTTTGCTATCTATGATCTTTCTGAGTTCATTTCTGCAATCGGTATTTGTACTAGAGATAGAATCTTTCCATCACTTCATTTTGATAATGATGATTACGTAACTATTAAAGGTGGTAATCTTTCTATCAGATATTATTTCAGTGATCCTCAGATAACTC